AGCGCGAATGTAGACACGACTTGGTACGTCTTTGCTGATCCAGCACAGGGCTACGCAGTCGGGCTTGACCACCTAAGGGGGCACGAGGGGCCGGAGATCGTGATGAAGGCTTCCAATAAGGTCTCAGTTGGTGGTGGGCCTGTCTCTCCGTTCGATGGTGACTTCGAGTCGGACAACGTGTTCTATAGGGTTAGGACTTGCCCGGGCACGTGCAACATCGATCCACGCATGACTTATGTGCAGACCGGAACTGGCTAGGGATAATGCACCCGCTGCGTCGGCGCGGCGTGGCGGGATGAGGAGTTGACATGGCGTTCACGAACGATCCGACGACCGATATCGGTAAGGTTAGATTGCTGATTCCCGATGATGTCGAAGCCTATGCCTACTATGCGGATGATGCGAAGATCACCGCGCTGTTGACATTGGCCGCAGACATGGAGGGATCGGACATCTTCAACGCGGCGGCACTTGGGTGTGAAACCATTGGCTCCAATCAGTTGTTGATCTTGAAGGTCACGAAGCACTTAGATATCCAGGTGGATGGCGCGGCGGTAGCGCGTGAGATGCGTATGCGGGCAACGTCTCTGCGTGCGCAAGCTGTCGAGGCTTCTTCTGATGCCGGCTTCGAGATCGCTGAGATGGGCTTGGGTCATTGGTCGTGGATTGAGCAGACAGTAAACGAGGCTTTAGATGACTAGGCCGATAATCGACCCACGGTTCTTGGAGATGATGGGAGACTTTTTCCCGTCCCTCTGCACGATCCAAGAGGATGTCGGGGTAGCGGATGCGAACGGTTTTATCGTGCCGTCGTGGAGTGACTTCGCCGGACACGTTGATATCCCTTGCGCACACGGACCAAGCGGGGGGAATGAGGTCAAGCTTCCCGATCAGACCTATGTGATATCGAACTACACGCTGGCTCTACAGGGGCTATACCCCACGATCACAGAGAAGATGCGAGCGGTCGTCGATGGCGTGGTGTACGAGATCCTGCTTGCACAGTCGGACTCGCACTCTACCAAGACGCGGATTCTATCGAGGAAGGTGACATAATGCCAAGCAACAATAAGACGACGTTCGAAGTGGGGTCTCTGGCTATCACAGCAGCTGGTACAGCGGAGCAGTTGACGGCGCATAGGATTCCACAGGGGTTCTATCTGACACTCCACGCGCACCCTGGGAATCAGGGCTACATCTACTATGGGAGGACGAAGGCTATCGCTGAGGCGCATCACTTCACTTTGGAGGCGGGCGCGAGTGGAAAGCTCGCAATTGACAACGTTGGCGACGTGTGGGCGGATTGCTCAGTCAGTGGTGAGACAATAGAGTGGCAGCATGAGACAGATAACGCAGATGCGTAAGGGGGTGGAAGATGTCTGAGCATAGTCCGGGGACTGGGCAAGTCCTCATTTTGGAAGAGGTTGGGAAGCAGTTCCTTGCGGTAGTTGGCGGGGCATTGGCTGATCCTGCGCATACGGGTGCTGTTGATGATGAGACGACAGTCATGGGGCTTGTGAAGCAGATAGTTACTAATTCAGAAAGTGCAGTCCTATTGGTATCGCATAGCACATTGATCTTTCCGGCGGCAACAAATTTGACCTGTACGTTGACGGCTAGTGCTACTGCGAATGAATGGAGTAGCTGGGTTGAGATTGTTGACAGTGCAGCAACCGCGTTATCAGCCGTGTTTGCCGCAGTAGATGGACATATCACGGGGATGATAACAGAGGAAGCCAATGAAGATGACACCGAGTACATGGTGCAGTTGGCGTATGGCGCTGGCAAAAGCCCGATAACCTCGTGGAGGCTGAGATCTGCGACGAATAAAGTATCGAGCACCGGTCAGTCAGAAGGACGGGGGGATCACATTCCCGCAGGTGAAACGGTCTACGCACGAGTCATGTGCGCGGCGGCATTGGCAAAGACGCTCAGTGTCCACTTTAGGTACTTCCTGCACAGCTAGGAGATGCGATGTTCACGATGAAGGTGACCGGGGTTGAGAAGTTGCAAGCCAAGTTTGAGAAGATCAAATTCGACATGGCCGAGATGTACGCGGCGGCGCTTCTCGCTGGTGCTGGCCCTGTTGTCAATGCGACGAAGAATAACGCGCCGGTCATTACTGGTAACCTGATGCGGTCGTATCACATCGGAACTAGCAAGCGGAATATTACGCAGATACAACCTAAGAGCGATGGGACAGTGCCGCGTGAGATGCCAGCGGTAGCGGGGAGTGTAGCGTTAGTGGCTGATATTTTAAGGCGGGGCCGGAGGGCTGAGGTGATGGTGGGAACCGATGTAGTATACGCGCCCGTACAGGAGTTCCTTCATAAGGCTCACCTCCGCCCCGCTCTTGAAAGCAATCGTGGCGAGGTGAACGCAGAGGTGAAGCGGGCGGTCAAGATGATGATCAAGAGAGCGACAGCATGAGTTGGGCAACAGCGCTGCGGGCTATCCTGATGGCGGACGCAGAGGTGTTAGCGGCGGTAGGGACAAGGATCTATCCCGACCTTCCACAGACACCGACATTCCCGGCTATCGCGATCGATGGTGTGAGTACAAATCAGGATGGGGTGCTGGACTTCATAAACACTGTGGCGCAGGTGACGGTGTGGGATGATGACTTTACGAGATGTCAAGAGACGGCGCTCACTGTCCGCTATGCGCTTCAACGGTACAAGGGGAGAGTTGACGGTCTCAGAATAGAGGGTATCACGTTCATCAACGAGATGGATATCACGGACCCGGATACGGGGCGGTATACACGACCAGCCGATTATAGGCTGAACTATTGGGAGGAAGAATAATGGCACTAGGAAGCTATAAGGAACAGACAGCGGTGCAGGATGCTGAGACCTTGCGTATTGGCTCGGTCAAGCTAGAGATCGCGCCGTATGGTGGCGCATATGTGAATGTGGGGGCGTTACGCGGTGCGACGTTCAAAGAAAGCTGGACAGACGTTCTAGTCAAGAGCGACAACGCCGGGATTCTTGATGAGGGTATCACCGATCACATGGTGGAGATCAACGGCGAGCTGTTCGAGATCAACATCGTAAACTTGGGAATCGCATTCGATGGCATTGGCACGGATAGCACAACCGCGGCAGCAGAGCAGACCATCACAGATGAGGCCGTTATCTTAACTGACTACGACCTAGCTGAGTTCCTCTATAAGATGGGAGATGGCAGCGAGGTTTCGACCATCGTCGTTTCCGATTCGGTGGCCGGGACGATTCCGTATGTCAGGGATTGTGACTACGTTGTGGTGACGAAAGCAGACGGGCATACGGCGATTGCCATAGCATATCCGACAGTGATCAAGACGGCAGCGCAGACCATCACCGTTGCCAGTGCGGGGAAGACGTACACGATGGACGCAGGCGCATGGACGATAGAGCCAGCGGTGGGAGACCACGTTATCTTCACAGGCTGCGCGGAATCAGCGAACGACGGGGTGAAGACTGTAACCGAAGTCACTTCGACGGTTATCACCGTTGACGAAGCGTGCACCAATGAAGGTACCACGGCAGCCGTGACATGCACGCGCGGCGGTATCACAAGCGGCGCGACGGTCTACGCTGACTATAAGTACACGCCCGTTGCCACGCACAAGTATACGGCTGGCGGCAAGACGTCGAAGTCTGCGTTGATGGTCCGCATGACGAACTACGACATTGACGACAAGGAATGGGTGATGCTCATTCACAAGGCGTACATCGGGGATGGCCTCAATCTGGTATTCCCTCCAGATGATGACCGCAATCCGATGCCGTGCCCGCTGAAGTTCATCGGGAAATTGGACTCAACAAGAACGAGCGGTGATCAGCTCTTCAACATCACCGACTCACAAGACACTACCTAGATAGGAGGGGCGCGATGAAGGTATATGTGTTCTGGGGGACTTACGACGGGGCGCGATTGGAAGTCTTTGGCTCGCATGATGCCGCGGCTATGAAAGTGGCTGACATCATGCGATTGGAAGAGGCTGATGAAAACGGTACGCAGTTGATGGGCATTGTTGAAGGTACGAAGCTAG